ACCTGATTGACCAGCTCGCCGACGGCCGGCACGTTGACGAAGCTATCGAACTGGATAATGATGAACCCGGCAGTGGACGGGGCCTGCCGGCCATCCACCCGCTCGTACCCGTCGATCCTTCCATACCCACCCTGGGTGGAGCACTCGAAGTTCAGGCAGTTCCTCAGGGCACCAGGGTGGAGCTCGAGGGTGGGGGTCACCAGATCCAGGCCACCAGGATACTGCTGGAAGCCCTTGGTCGCAGGCCCGAGCTGCGTTATCGCGTACTTGACCTCGGGGAAGGGCAGCCTGTTGCTCACGCCAGTGCTCCTGGATCCATCAGCTCTGGCATGAACTTCGAGGCGAGCTGCCGAAGCATCCTGGTGTACTCCCTCTCTGCCCTGACCTCGACCTCGGGAGCAGACTCATACGACGCGTACTTCCTCATGGCAGCATAGACGATCAGCATGTCGAACTGCGACTGGAGGCCGACCGGTACGTCTGTGTCGAGGACCATCTTCTGCGGAGCCCTCCAGTAGTCACCTTCGATCGTGTAGTTGCCGTCGGGGATCGGGGCCAAGCAGATCGAGTTATCAGGCGCGATCGCGACTGCCACCGGCCTCGTCCGCACCTGGCGAAGGGAGCCGAGCATGTAGGCGTCCCTCCACTCATCGAACGTGATGTAGTCGAGATAGATCTCATCGGACTTCAGCAGGTTGGTGGTCGTGTAGTCCCTGAACGAGAACCTGTCCCACTTCCCGAACATGTTGGGATCCACCATGCACGTCGTCCCAGGATCGGTCCCGAGGGGATAGGTCGCCATCCCGAAGGTGGTCGGGAAGGTCGTCCCGAACCCCGCAGGGAGTCCGAGGAGGTAGGACATCCGCATGAACCCCCAGTCCTCGCAGGCGTTCTGAATCTCTATCCAGGCGTTCTGGACCCAGTTCACGAAGCGAAGCTGCTCTCCCTGCTGGCTAACGGTCGTAGACACACTAGTGCTAGATGCGCCGCACTCGGCGATGGTCACCCTGACCAGCTCGAGGAAGGTCCTCGCGTTGGATCCGGCGTAGGAGAAGGTGTAGGGGACCGCTGGCATGGTTCAGGCTTCCATCTCGAAGTACTCGCAACGGGCACTCTCCAGAGGATCGCGGAGCCCCACGTGGACCCACCGAACGCTGCCGGAGCACTCGTCTATGAGCTGGTCTATGTGCCACTCCTGGAGGTGAGGCTTGATGGCCTCGCAGATCCGCGCCGTGCTCCCGTACTCCGGGATGGTGATGTCGGCGGCCAGCCCGTATATGTGGGCACTGTCGGCCACCCCTCCTACTGCCCTGTTGAGCTCCGGGCAGCGGTAGCCGCTGCTGACGATCACCGACTTGCTGCCGCAGGTCATGCGGATCAGCTCGAGGACGTCGCAGACCTGCTGGAGGTTCTCCATCTCCTTTGGTGAAGGATAGTTGTCGATGCCCATCTGGTTCGCCGTATCGGAGTGTATCATCTCATCAACTGTGAAGTGTTCCGTGAGATACCCTATTGGGACACTGTCATCGGTGTCGACCACGAGGAAGTCGAGAGCCGCCTCGGCCAGTCCGACGTTGTCTTCCTGGAGGCCCAGGGTTCCGTTGGATATCGTCGTCAGCCAGATCTGAACGTCGTGTAGCGTATACTTGGTCATTTGTCCTTGTCTCCCCTGATTCCGGCGAAGGCGAGGGCAGCCGCAAGGGCCGCGGCCATGAGACTCATCATGCGGTTGTACGGGTCGCAGTTAACCTCCGTGCCACCCTTGATGATGACGTCAGCGTGGATCACGCAGGCGACAGTCATCATCAGAACTATGATAGCATAGACCGCAAGCACTCCAGCAAGCAGCCAGAACGCTGCCCACTGTGGGTCGAACGGCTTCTTTGGCACATCACGGCTGCCTGGCATACACGTTGATGCCGCCATTGGATCCGAACGCCGACAGGGCATTGGTAGTGATGCTTATGTTCTCCCACGCGTTGGCCTGGATGTTGTATCCAGATGAGTTGCGCACGCCAGTGACCGAGTTCTCTCGTCCTCCCCTAGTCTTGAGCCACGACTGTGTAGGGAGGTTGAAGTTGGTGATCTCTATGATCGCCGACACTGGGGTGACCGCCGCGGCTCCCTGACAGAAGAAGAACCCGCCGACCACCGCCGGGCTGCTCGCCCCTGCGCACACGTAGTTGGCTGGGGTCGCATCGGGAACCCCGCCAACTCCAAACTGCAGAGTGAACTCGATGGCAGTCGCGTGGACGAGGCCCTTGATGACGACCATGAGCTCGCGGTACGCGTTCAGGTTCGGCGAGGTGATCGCCGCCGTCAGGGCCGTCGACGTCCAGATCGGGTTCTGGCTCCAGGCTCCTCCACTCATGATCAGCCACCTTTCTGGTAGACGCGGAACTTGGTTCCAGACGAGAAATTGCCAGCGGACAGGGCAACCCTGAACGAGTTGAAGATCGTGGTGTCCATCTCATCATCGATGTTTGTCACAGTGAAATCGCCAGTGACGGACACCGCGAGCGCCCTCCCCGTCGACGATCCGTAGAGGTACTCGTACGGCATGGCCTCGTAGATCACGACGTATGCTGTGCTGGTCGACGTGTAGCTGACGGAGGAGTACATCTGCTGAGTAGGCACGTTTGCGTTGATCGCGGCGGCGATGTTCGCCGCAGTGGTGTTCGGGTCGCTGATGACCCCCATCCCGGTCGCCGCGGCGGGAGGCTCCGGGATCGGAACGATGCCGCTGACGTACACCGCCGTGATCGTAGTCGGGGTCACCGCGATCACGGAGAAGACGCCGTTGTAGCTGGCCGGCGTCATCGCCATGACGCGCATCTGCTCGTTGGCGACGATCAGGTGAGGGGTGGCGGTAGTGAACAGGAACTGCTTGAGAGTCGTGTCCCAGGCCGCCGCGGTAACGGTCGTCACGACGTACGGGACCGGGGCGGAGATCAGGGCCGTCCCTCCGAGGATGATGCTGCTGATCGCATGAGACCCAGGTATCGTCGGATCACCACCATATCTGATCAAGAACCGGCAGCGAGGTCCAGTCTCGTAGGCGAGCTCATTGACTGGAGATGACGCGTTGAGCTGACCGCCATCTCCCCTGATGTACGTCCGCCTCTTGGTGTTGAAGTTAGTGATCTCGTACGCAAGGGCCGACTTGCCGGGAGAGCCCGCCACGGTCGATCCGACCAGAACGATGGCGTTTGTCCCGCGGCTCGCGCCGGCTCGTCCCGAGTCTCCGTTGATGTTGCGAAGAGTGGCACAATCGTTGGAGGAGAGGGACAACGCTATGTTCCCTGCAGTGTCGTGCGTTATCTCGATCCCCTCGAGCCTAATCTCCTGGTAGTCAATATCATGGAAGTCATAGAAGCTGGCCTCGGTCCCCGGAGTGACGGCTATCTCCTTGATCAGCTCCCAGCACGGCTCATCATCGTTGGGAAGCCCGTCCGGAACATTGGGGATGCCGCCGGTGTTTCCAGGTCCAAGAGTTACGTTCGTTCCGTAGTTGACGAACGGGATGAACGACCCATTGTTGTGGCAGTTCGAGACAGTTATATTGTCGGCCTGGCCATAGTCGTTTCCATAGATGTTGGTGCCGATGTCGATCCCGACAGAGGAGTTGCCAACATCACTGTTGTAGATAGAGACGTCGCTGATGTGGATGTCGTGGGCGACGTGATCGTAGTCCCTCGGGGTGAACACCTCCGCAGAATCCCCACCGAATGGATCTGTGGTCAGCGCGGCCCCGGCCACTGCCCTGTTCACGGCGATGTAGTAGAAGTCCTGACCATCGGGGGTCACGGCGTAGTTCCCGATCGACGTCACGGCAGACTCGATGACTAGGCCATTTGCCGGGTCGTTCACGAACCCTCGAAACGAGACAAGGTCGCCGGATGACAACCCATGATTGGGCGAGTTCACGTGAACCACGTTCGATCCGATCGCGACCGGCACGAACGGATCTTCCGGCAGGGGCTGGAGCTCGCCTCCAACCACAGCTCCATGAACAAGGATGCCGACCCCCTTGGAGTCCTCGATGATGCCCCCGCTCAGATTGATCTTCTCTCCGGTGAGGATGGCTCCGATCATCGCGTTATGGATGCGCGGGGAGATGATCTGAACACTGCGAGCCCCGGAGGTGACGTAGATCCCAGTGGCGCGCCCCATGCCGAAGAACGTCGGGTTAATCATCGTGCCCTCGCCGCTCTGCATGACGAAGGCAGTTCCGATGGTTGGCTCAACTATGTCATTGATCCAGTCAGGCGACGTGTCCTTCACGACGCACGCTGTCCATATGTTGGACATTCCGCCAACAGCACGAGTTCTTGGTCCAGCGGCGACGCGCTGGCGGAGGCCGCCGCGCCCGATCAGGTTGCCCTCGACGTAGACGTTCTCCAAGATAGTGCGGCCAGAGCGGATGTCGATCGGAACGTCACCACTGCTGGGGGATGGGGCGAACGCCGAGATGGTGGTCCCGCCGGCCCCCGCAGTATTGGCAATGAGTGTCGAGGTATGACGCAGTATCCACCGGTTATCGTCGTCGGTGTCGTTACCGACGCAGTGCCACGATCCATTAAAGTCGACGCCGTCGATCGGGGCCACGCCAGACAGGGTGACGATGAACCCGCGCTGGAACCACTTATTCAGGCCAGGATATCCAACCAAGGCCGGTGGAGGCTGCGGGGTGGTCAGGTCTGCAGTTCTTGGAATGGAGAAGTCTGTCGTCGGCACGTCTTTTATCTTGATGGAGTTCGGCGGCAGGGTGATCAGCGGAGGATAGTTCGTGCCGATGGTGTACAGCGCCCAGTCGTGGACCTCGCAGTTGAGCCACCTGAAATGCGCGTTGTTGTCCTCAAAGTCCTTGTAGTCGTATCCGTCGCCGGAGCTGCCCGAGACCAGCACGCTGTCGAACAGGACGTGGTCCTTCAGCCCGCCCTCGAGTGCGATCCCGTATCCGTGCGACCCGAGAGACGCGACCCGACGCAGCGTTATGCTCTGCTTGAGACCAGGCTCGTCCGACCTGCCGAGGGAGATGGCGTGCGTCCCGACATTGAACCTCTTGCGCTCGCGGTTCCCGTAGACGCAGAAGTCAGCGAGAGTCGTGCCGAAGACCTGCCCATACAGCTTGACTCCTGGGGCGGCCGTGCCTGACCCGGTCCCGATCACTGAGTTGAGCTGCGACGGCTCATCGACGGCGTCGCACCAGAACAGCCCGGTGACCCGCATGCCGTAGCCCTGGAACGTGACTCCCTCCGGGATGCGGATGACCTCGTTCTTCACGTACATCATGCCGGGAGGAAGCTGGACGAAGGTCGGACCACCGGAGGCGCGGCACCACTCCAGCATATTGTTTATCTCGATGCTGGCATCGAAGATCGTGCCTGGGACGTAGCAGTGACCCTCCTTGAAGGGCGAGCCATCGACCCACGTCGAGCCGAGGAGCTCGAAGATGTACGGCGTCGAGCCGACCACCACGTTCCACGGCGTTCCGATCGGGCTGGTCGCCGGGTGCTCGCCGTAGGTCACCCCGTTCCAGCCATTGTCGGTGCGGACCACGAGCTGGGTCGGGACCACGCTCGGCTTCTGCTGGAGGTGGATCGACACCGTGGTCTTGTCCGGCGTCTTGAAGGCCTCTCGGATCATGTAGGCCTGCGCGCTGACCAGCGGCGGCGTGACGTAGCTTCCGGCGGATCCAGACACGGCGTAGCCAGCTCCGATGGTGGCGAGCGGCACGACCTGACCGAGGAACCCCGTGGTCGCGATCCTCTGCGACCTGTCGCCCGCCGGAGGAGTCGGAGCCGTCGGGGAGCCCGTGAGAACAGGCGTGTCCTGAAGGACGTACTTACCGGACCCGGTCGTCTCAACGACCGTTGGGGTCGCCTGCCAGAGCCCAGGTGCCGGAGTGGCGCTGAACGCGTAGGTGACCCCGTTCGACGCGACGAAGAGCTGGCCATCGGTGGGAGAGGAGGGAAAGTCAATCATCCGTCAGCTCCCACGTCGACCGACATTGTTGATCCAGAGGACACTCGAGCTCTCCACGATGTAGTCGATCCGCACCGTCTCGTTGGTGGCGATCGACAGCGGGAAGGCCTCGACGCCAGTCTGCGGCCTCCAGTTGGAGGAGAGGCCGATGGTTCGCGCGGCGCCGGAGGCGCGGAGGAACAGGGAGCCCCGGCTGCCCGGCTTTGCGTTGAGGGGGTTCCCCAGCACGCGGTCGCCGGCAAGGACGCCGACGAAGTCCGCGTTGTTCATCATGTTGACAGCGATCGTCGCGGCGTCCACCAGAGATCCGAACGAGGACGTGGAGGAGAGTGTCCCACCGGTGACGCTCGCCGGGACCCACTGCGTTGAGTCACCGTCGTTGTACCAGATGAACAGCTGGCCAAGGTCCGTCGACCACCACATCTCGTTGTCGGCAGGGGTCGCTGGAGGAGTCGGCCCAGACACGACTCCAGTGCCGCCGCCGCTGATGGCCGCGAAGTTGGCGTTGAGCTGGTCGAGAAACGCCTGGGTTATGTACGGGCCGGCATGAGTGATCATCAGTAGTTCCTTCGCCGAACCTCCCGGAGCCACGCGTGGCCCTTGGGGGAATCGTTGATGACAGAGAACGAGTGGATTGCGCTGGTGAACCTCTTGATCCTGTTGTCAGGGTCCTGGCCAGGCTGCTCGACGACGTCGGTCTCGATCGTGTCGATCTTGGCCCTCGCGATGATCTCCAGGGCGGCCCTCTTGACGGTGATCTCCTCGCCGACCGGGAGCCATCCGACAGGATACCACCTGTCGTTGATCCACATCTGGGCCTTCTGGCCATTGACCCACACCGGGAAGACGGTCGCCGCGTTCTTGTCGGTCGACGGCTCGAGCCGGATCGTCACGGGCTCCGCCATGAAGGCGAGGGCGGCGAGGTAGTCCTTGTCTATGACCGACGAGTCGGCGTGGACGATGTCGCCAGTGCGGTCCGCAGCGGCGGTGCTCTCCATCTCGAGGTCGCCTTCCTCGTTGATCTGGTTCTTCGGGTTGTCTGGACGCTTGTTCTTCGGTGGAACGATGACCACGTCCGGCTTCTGCTCGATGCTGATCGAATCAGAGTGCATCTCTTTCGCCATGACTTCTCCTGCTGAGAAAGGAGGGAGGGCACGAGGCCCTCCCCCAAGTTGCGCCCGAAACGAACCCTCGCCTCAGGCGATCTGCGGACGATCTGGCATCCCGATGAGATCCACGAAGGTGTAGACAACGCCGGTGGACACCGAGTTGGAGTCGGTGCCGAAGACCCACCCAGGCGCGCTAGAGGCGGTGGCACCCGCCTTGACGATCATGTACGCGACGGGGCAGAAGTCCAGCGGGACGCCACCGAAGTTCGGAGCGTTGATGAACAGCCCACTTGAGTTGAGAGGAACGACCTGACCCTGGACGCAGGCCAGGGCTGCGGCGGCGGTGAATCCGATGAGGAACACCGACCCGAAGTTGGCAGGGACCGGGATGAAGGCCCTCCCCGTCGACGCATCGAGGACCGGCGTGGCCGCGTTGGCCATGGCCGCCTTGGTGTACGCCTTGCCCCTGATGCAGTAGGTCGTCGTTCCCGTGTTGTTCAGGGTCGACGTGGTTCCCGCAGCGAGGGTGACCTTGTTGAGAGCCATGGTGTATGGCTGAATCGACTGATAATCCATAGTTGCCTCTTGTTGCAAAAGGAGAGGGAGTGCTGTCCTCCCTCGGGTTTCCCGAGTGCGCTACCAGTTGGTCAGCTGACCACCGATGACGCACGCAGGGTCGCCGCCACTCGTGTGAGTAACGTGGACTGCATTTGGAACCACAGTCGCGTCGTCGAGGGCGGTAGTGCCTCCGACGAAGTTGCCGGTTCCCGTTGGGTTGATGATCGTGAACCCCATCCAGGCCTTCCCGATGGGAAGCTGTGGGAACCTCAGGGTGCCGAGGGACGCGCCCTCGGTCCCCATGCCGCTGGTCAGGGCTCCAGCAGAGTCGACGAAGTATCCGAAGACGTTGAACCTCGCGTTGGCCACGGTCCCGGCGAGGGCGGCCAGGTCGGTCGCCGGAGCGAGGGTCAGGAGCCTCCCGTTGGCGATGGCGTAGGTCGCCGCCGCCCCGGTCTTGACCAGCGTGCTGCCGCCGGCCTTGATGACGATCGCCCCGCCGGACTGGAGGACCCTCGACGACATTCTGTCGTACACCGGGCCGACCGTCTTCCTGAGCATCGACGCCCAGGGATAGGAGGTGAACTGCTGGAGCCAGTAGATCAGTGGATTGGTCTGCATCACGAACCTCTTGTAGTCGAAGGGAGAGAGTGGGGAAGCCCCGTAGGACTTCCCCGAGGCATCAGTTCAGGACGGCGGATCCGATGTTGCCGACGGCCATCCAGCCCGAGTTCTCGATCATGACGGCCTTCCACCAGATCGTTCCGGCGTAGCCCCTCTGCCCGAGAGGATCGGACTTCGACTTCTCGCCCGGAGGCAGGTACGTCGGGTTGAGGCTGTCCTTGCCCCGCACCGCGACCTGTCCCCACGCGTCCTGCGCAGCGACGATGAACGGGTACACGTCGATGTTCGCCCCGGTCGTCGAGGAGAGTCCAGTTCCGCCGACCGCCGCCCCACCGTCCTGGATCGACGGAAGGTCGGGAGAGGTGATGAAGCGGAACCTCTCGACCTTCCCGACCTCGTGCGGCATCGGCGTGCCGGAGGCGTACCGCTCCGTCGGCGTGAAGCCTGGGAGGTCCCTGATGTCCGGCTCGAGATCGGTGTGCGAGTACACCGTGTAGCCGGAGGAGATCGCGTCGGTGCCGAACTGCTGGCTCGCCCGAAGCATCTTGTTGACCTCCTTGCCGTGGTTGGCCTGGAGGTTCTTGGTGATCTTGCGGAGCATCCCGAGGGTCAGCCCGCCGTTCACGGTCCCGATGCTTGTCCCGGTCCCACCGTAGTACACGTTGGTGCAGGCCCGGAGAGCCCCGTAGATGATCATCTCGTTGACGAACGTGACCCGCTCGCCGATCTGCTCGATCATCGCCTTCGGGATGTCGTCCTCGTAGAGGTCGTAGGTCTTGTCGGTGAAGCCATACAGGCAGGCATACTGCTGCATGACGACCGTGATGTCCAGCGGAGTGATGTTGTCCGGCGCCGGAGTGACACCTTCCTGGGTCTGGTGAGCCTGGACGATCGCGGCGGAGCGGTCCCCGGTCCCGTTCTGGAAGAACTGGTTCTGGGAGCTCGCCGATGTCGCGGTCGCCCCGTAGGGAAGCCAGCGGCGGGCGACGTAGGTGTCAGAGTTGTTCTTCGGGAAGGGGATCTGGCGACCCGTCTTTCCGAGAATCTCCTCCGGCACGGCGTGCGCAAGGATCATGCCCTTGTACTTGCCGAGTCGGGCAGGTGTCATTGAGAAGTTCTGAACGGCCATGTCTGTGTCCTAAGTTGTGACGGAGGACTACTCTCGCGACGCGGATGCGAAGGCCTCGTCTTCCGTCGGTTCACCCTTGGCGGGAGGCATCTCCCCGCCTGATCCTCTCGGAGTCACCGCGGCGCGGCGACGGTCCGTTCCAGACTTGACTTCGGCTGCCTTGCGGTCGGCCTCCACCTTGCCCTGAGCGGACTGAAATCTCTTTATGGCGTTGATAACCACCTGAGCAGAATAGGTCTTGTTAACCTTTTCCTGGTACTTTGGTGCCTGAGCGGCGAGCCACACTCTGTAGGCACTGTTCGGGTCGTCTCGCTTCCCGATGATGTGCTTCCAGATGGGGTTTCCCTTTTCGTCGACCCCGAACTCGTCCTCCAGCAGCTCGAGCTGCTGATCATTGACCACCTCGAAGATAGCCTTCTTGATGTCGGCCTCGCCGACTCCCGGGGGTGGCTTGACTCCCACGAGACGCTTGAGGACAGACCCCAGCCCGTTCTTTACGCCGTTTCCGATCACCGGGAACTCCTTGATGAGATCCTGGAAATCTTCGTCGGTGATGTTCAGAGCTGCGGTTGTCGTCTTGAGGCTGTCGATCTCCTGCTTCTGATTCCCGACGGTGCCGGTGAGACTCTGGACCGTCTTCTTCAGGCTCTTGTTCTCCTCGAGCTCCGCCATTATGGCAGCGAGCTGTTTCTTGGTGACGACCACGGGGGCCTCGTCCTCCGCCCTCCTTCTTGCCTCCTCCGCCAACCTGGCGGCCTCTGGGTCGACTGGAGGAACGTCCGGCTTCTTCTCAGCGGCGGGGCTGTCCGGATTCTTGACGTCGATCGACGACTCGAAACCAGCGTCCTCGTCCTGATCTTCTGCCTTGAGGTTCACGTCACTCATCTTCTATCTCCTGAGATTCTGGAAGGCCGGATGCTGTTGCACGGTCACCAGTTCGCCACCCTCGTCCAACATGGGCGGGGGATCCGCGCCGAAGGCCAGGATGGTCCTCAGGCACTTGATCTCTCCCCTCAGGACGGCCGTGCTGGCCTCCTCCTGTGGGTTCTCCAATTTCTTCCTGCTGCTCTCGAGCCGGAGCTCGAGCTGCGACCTGAGCCGCATCCAAAGGTTGGACGCCCGCTCCGGCGGGGTGAGGCGAAAGTCGTAGTCGTTGATGGCCATCTAGGTGTTCTGCGAGGGGGCCTGCCCGTTCCTCGCCCTCCCTGGGACCTGGACCGCTGGAGGACGATTCCTCCCGAGGATGGTCTTGACCTGCCCCTCAGAGGCGTTATTCGCCGAGTTGAGCCTCTCCTCGGCCTCGATCTTGAGGTTGGTGGTCGCGAGGTCCTTCTCGACGTCCACTATCTTCATCTTGTGCTGGTTGGCGTATCCCAGAAGGGCAATCTCCCTCTGCATGGTCAGCTTCCTGAGCTCGACCACCGAGTCAACCTTGACCTTCTTGAGATCGACCTCCGCCTTGATGCTCGCCTCGCCCTTCCAGCCATCCATGGTGATCTTGGCCGCCGTGATCCTCGGATCCTCGGGCGGCGGCTTCTCGTCGAGACGCTTCTGCTCCTCTGGCGAGTACTTGAAGTCGGCCGGGTTCAGCTTCTTTGACTTGACCATCTGGACCGCCCACCTCTTGGGGTCCATGCCATAGGCAGGATTCAGCGTCAGGGGACCCATCTGCGCGATCGTCGCGTCCTGGATCGCCCTCTCCACCATGGCCACCGATCCGTGGGCATCGATGTTGAAGTCACCCTTCATCGAGTCGGACACGTCTGGGTCAAGAAGCAGGTACTCGTAGTAGTCGATCACGAGCGGCTCCGTCACGTAGTCGTCATACGAGTAGCCGATCGACCTCAGAAGCTGGTTCGCGTTCGAGTTCTGGAGCTGGGCCGCTCCCAGCGTCTCTGGAGTCTCCGGCCCGGTCTGGCCCTGCGTGATCAGTGGGATCGAGGTGCTCTCCTCCGCGGTCTTGAGGGCGAAGAGGATGATCTCCATCAGCTCCTTGGTTACGTTCGGGATCTGGTAGATCTCGAACACGTCCTTCATGGTCCCCTGGACCTCACCAGTCTTGTACCAGAACTTGTCCGGGGTCATGGTCCAGTCGCCATTGGCCGGACGGATCGAGAGCTGGTCTATGACGATCTGGCTGCCGGCCGACTTGCCCGCGTTGTTGAGCATCGACCTGGTGGCCGCGTTGAGCATCCTCTGCGGGGCGAAGACCTGCTCGGCTATGCCGATGCCGGCCCAGTGCCCATGGCGGCGCGTCCACGGGAATGACTTGTACGGCAGACTTCCGGACTCAAGGACCGTTGGGACTGCCTTGATGATCCTGTCGTTGATCAGCGTGGCGATCACCGGGATCAGGTCGTCCTCCTTGGCGTCCGGGTTCGAGTCACCATGGCCTGCCTTGGTGGCCACCAGGTCAAGCTCGCTCTTCTTGATGAACCCGTGGAAGTACCAGATCTCGTACTTGCCCTTCTTGGCGTCCTTCTCGGACGACTCGATCTGCTCGCCGTTGTCCCTCACCGCAGGAGACGACTTCTGAGGCCCCTCGGTGATGATCGCGAGGATCGCCTCCTTGATGTAGCCCGGCTCCTTGATGAGATCCCGGACCTGCTTCTCGGAAACCCAGTCCCGCTCGAACAAGTGGCTGCCGTTCGACAGCTTCTCGCCGCATGTCGGGTCAGGAAACACGTTCCACGGGCTGACCTGGACCGACTCCGGGATGATCTTCTCTTTGAAGGTCACCTTGATCTTGCCATCCACCCTTGAGGCCGCGACAGACCGCTTGACCTTCGGGACCGGGCCCTTGATCACCCCGACACCTATCCTGGCGGAGTCGAAGAGCATCTTCCTCGACTCGGCGCGGTAGGATGTCTCGACCATCCAGTCATAAATCTTCGTCTCTGCGGCCTTGGCCTTCTTCCTGGCCATCTGGATGTTCTCCTCGGCCAGATCCGCCACGGTGAGGGGCACCTGCGGGGCTCCAGGGCCGCCGGGAGCCGCCTGGCCAGGAACTGCGGGTGTCGGGGCGGACACAGGCTCTCCAGGAGTGCCGGGACCGGCCGCGACGCCGGGAGTCGGGGCTTGGGGTCCACCAACTCCCGGCACCGAGCCTGCTTCCGGGGGAGGGGCGGCCATGGGGGTTCCTGGCGCTGGGCCCGAAGCAGGAGGGGCCGGCATCCCTGCCGGCGATGGCTGGCCTGGGGGAGTCTCACCGGCCATGACTGGCCTCATGAGCGGCACCCCAGAGTCGCTGTAGACGTGTCTCTTGTCGTTTCTCGCCTCTATCAGCTCCGGATCCGGTGTTTCCGTGAACGAGAACGCCATCTCGTCCGGCGGAAAGAGGATCTCGGCCAATTTTGCGAATCCAGCGTCGACGTACCTCGCTGTGAGGCGGAGAAACAGGTTCGATCGGGTACTGTTGGCGACCCCGGTGCGACTTGTGGTGACCGGACCCGACAGATCCATCGGCTTCGCCCACCTCATGGAGCTGAATTCGGCCCGATTTGCGTCGTCGATGCCGACATACGCCTCCTCGCACCTCCGCCAGATCTCCTCGATGCCGGAACTCTGCCTCGCGAGCACCGCCGAGTTCTTCATGTCGCACAGAACGACGGCCAATTTCTTGAGAACGTCATCTTCCTCGTCGTTCTTGGTGAACGCCGGCTCGAGGGCGGCCACAACCTCCGGGTGATGCTCGGAGAGATCGGCCCTTGTTGCCTTCTTTCTGGGTCTCAGGCTCATTCTAGGACCTCAAGTGCTGCGGGAAGGTCCGCCTGGTCGATCCGCGGGAGGCCAGAGAGGAACTCGTGATGCTCCTCGTGCGTCGGGTCGTCCAGGACGATCTCATTGAGCACGAAGACGCCGCCAAGTCGCTCGATGGGGACGAGGGCCGGTCCGCGGACCTGGTCGGCCTCCTCGGCGGTCAGCTTAATGAACGTGGCCATCAGACTGCAACTCCCGTGCTGGCCGCCGCGGCCATAAGATTCTTGTACTGCAATATATCCTGAGAAGGCGTCAGCGAGGCGCCGACGACGAGGAAGCCAACGGTGCAGGGACGAGCTGCCGACAGGGCGCCAGCTCCGCTGTTGAATCCGCCGAGGAAGATCTCAACGAGCGCCATGCTGGCGGCAAAGATGCTCGGAACGGATCCGAACTGGGTATTCACGCCATTCTTGAATTTCATGGCCGCGGTACCCGCGTCGGCCGACCTGGAGAGAACCCCGAACCCAATGCTGCTGCTCGGATACGAGGATGAGAACCCGTTGGTGTTGAGCTCTCCGGACATGCTAGGATTGCTGTAGGCCCGATACCGGAAAGTTCGAGTACTGCCAGAGTTGACTCCGGCGGTGAACCCAGTGCTGTCGACGGCCGTCATCTCGTATCCGCCGATGCGGCAGTTCGACACGGTCATCGCCACGGCGTGGTTCAGCGGGATGAACCCGGTGCCGATGTAGCTCGTCACCCCGTCGAAGGTCCACCCGAAGTTCGCCGTGAAGACAGGCGAGTTGACGGCCGTCGCCAGCCTGCGCTGCTTGAGAGAGGTCCGCGACTGGATGGAGTTCTCCGCCCAGTGGTACCAATAGTCGTCGGTCAGGTACCAGCAGCCGTCCCGCTTCTCCCTCGCGATGAAGGTGGAGATGACCTGGAGCTGGGCGGCGCTGACCGTCCCGCCGTTGGTGACGACCTGGTTCGCCCACAGAGTGGCGTCCGGGTCGACGTACAGGCCGAGGGCCGACATGAAGGCAGCGAAGTTGTTGAACTGCGACAGCTCCTGTGCAGGAGTGAGGGCGCCGCCGATCGCGGCCGCCGCGATGGTCGACCCGGTCCTGCTGTTACCGACGGCTCCGTTGATGTTCCTCGCCCCGACATACAGGGGATAGAGGGGCAGGCCGATGGACGGCGTCACCAGAGCGTCCGACGACTTGTTCACTCCATTGAAGTAGCTCGCAACATTGACAGAGTTGTTGCTTGCGGCGTGGAAGCCCCTCGAGTCGGTGACCGGCGTCCACCCCGTCCCGGGAGATCCCATGACGGTGAACGTCGCCTGGTCGGTGGCGCTCCTCGGCGTCATGCCGAGGGCTCCGGCCCCAGTGTTGGAGATGCCCATGGCGAGTCCGGCGCTCGCAACGTTGGCCGTCTCCCAGACCGCGATCCTCGAGCTGGCTTGGCTCATGGCCCTCGCGCTGAGGTACGGCACGAACTTGGTGTCTATCGCGCTGCTGGCGACGAACGAGTAGCCCTGGCTCGCGGCGAACGTCGGGGCACCGACGAGGGCACCTGTCCTACCTCCCTTGAGGGAGAGCAGGGCCTGGGGCTGGTTCTCACCGGCAAAGATCCAGTAGTCGTCCGTCAGGTCCCAAGTCCCAGCGACCTGCTCGGCGGCCACGAAGTCGTTGATCAGGGCGGCCCTCGCGGCGCTGACGACGATGCTGCCGGATCCGGCGGCTCCGGACCAGGACTGCTTCTTGCTCCCGAAGAGGAGCGGGGCGAGCCTTCCCCTGCCCACGTCAGGTATCCAGGTCCACGGTGTGGATCGTCACCTTGTGGACGATCTGCGCCGCGGGAATGAACCCGGCAACGGTCACGAGGTAGCCCCAGAGCGTCCCAGCTGGGTTGCCGGGCATCGTGATCTGCTTGTTGACCATGTTGCTCTCCACGTAGAGCGTCGACCCGAGGTCCGCCGGCGTCCCTAGGTCGACGAACCCGAGGTACGCTGCGCGGTCGGCGGCGAGCAGGAGGTCCCAGACCACCGCGTCGGTGAACGCCGACGGCGGGATCGCGCCGTAGAGGTAGAGCCTGAAGCCTGCCATCCCGGCGACGAACGTCGCGGTGTCGATCTCCAAGGCCACGCTGGTGATCAAGGCCTCGCCCTGCGCGGGGCCGGCCCCTGGGAACTCCATGATCGCCCCGACGACGCCACCTGGCACGTACGGACCGACGTTGTTCGGCCTCGTGACGAACGCCACGGCCCCGTGTGACTTCTTGCTCATCCCAGTACTCCCATTCCTGGATCTGTCGGTTGGAAATGCGGCTGATTCGGGGCCATCATGCTCCTGATCTCGGCCGGGTTCATGATCTTGTCGGCGATCCTCGCCAGGAGCCGGAACGCGTCGGCCCCATGGAGGAACTCCGTCTTGGAGATCTGGCCTGGCTCCCCGGTCCGCTCCGGGATGTTGCGCTTGACCTTCTTGAGACACTCTATCAGTCGCCCACCGCCGATGAAGCCGCCGTCCCTGCCGTCCTTCTTCGAATTGTCGATGTACACCCGCGGGAAGAACATCCGCACCTGCCGTATCTCCTCGTCCGGGTCGCCGCGGGCTATGACCTTCACGGACTTGCGGTTGAGGTCCCTCAGCGTCATCTCGGCACTCTTGCCGGTCTGGGGGTTCTTGTTGCCACCGTCGTGGGGCAGGTAGTCGGTTCCCCACCGGTAGCCGAATTTGTCGAGCTGGTCGACGACCTGCGAATAGAGCCTGAAGTTGTCCTCGTAGTAGTTCACAACGTTGATGGCGCTGGGGGCCGGCTTCTGGAAGCAGATCACCACCATCTTGTCGTTCCACCCCAAGTCCCACGCCGTGTGGACGGGGAACCGAGGGTCGTAGGGCACTCTCAGGAACCGGCGGTCCTCGATGGCCTGCGCGACCT